CTAAAGAATGGAGAGTACGATTACCTACTCACTGACGTCTGATAATGCTTGAGGCCCGACAGGCTGCAGGGATATCCTGATCTTCTCGATATTCGCCTCGATGTCAACCTCAACACGACCAAGCCTAAACGCCTGAAAACGACCAAAACAATAGTTATCAGCGTTCAACAATACTTGAGCGCCCGGAACTAGCTGCGGCAACGTGATCTGCGTATTCGGATTCAGCGTCAAGCTGTCAGACGCCTGCACAATCACAGGCACTCCCTGCTGCCCACTATACGCCCACATAGCCTTAGCATGATTCTCCGCAGCTTCCTGCGTCTGAATCTGCGCATCGCTAATGATCTTCTCAACCAAGAATGGAGTAGACGCAGGAGCGGTAGGATACTCCCCGCGCACATCATCATTCGCGTTAACAAACACCTTATTCGCGTAGATGTTCCCATCCTTACGAATAGAAACATCACCCTCAAAATCACTCGTGCTCAAACGAACAGTAGCCGCTGGCGGAGCAGATCCAAAGTATGCAGTCTTGCCAACAGTCACGACATCCAAGCCTGACGCCAACTTCTCCGTCAACACGTTCCACGCGTATCGAGGGAACCTATCAGCCTCAACCAATAGATCGCTCAACACTCCACTAGGCTGATATTGAACATTGAATCCGATTGGTGCCCACGGATTCGCGTACGACAAGACGTCATCAATGATGCGACGCGCAATATCAGTGAGATCAGTCTGCGTGAACTGCAAGCTAGAGCGCACAATACGACGCGTTAACCACACGAGTGGATCGCGAGCATTGATCACAATCTCGTCACGAGACTCTTCAACATCCATGACTGTTCCGAACCAGACGACTCTGCCATCGCGAACGATGTTCACCGCGTCACGCCACGGAGTAATCTTCCCCATGTTCTGACAACACAGATCAGTCTGGCCACTCTTCACGTACACGAATCGTGCAGTACCAATATCGTCTAGCCTGCGCTCCCAACTAATCGAACGCAAGCCTTGCGGAGCAGCGACCGTAGACGAACCACCAATCTGGTACGTAACGTCATACCGTGGATCGCACTCGCTCACTAGTTCCTCCAACGACGCGAGCGAATCAAACGCACCACGGCGGGATCAATCGTATCTGGATTGCCAAGCATCGGAGTCTTATCAGCATCAAACTCCACACACATGAACATGCCGCTACAGTTCGTCACGAGCGGGAAGACGCTACCATTAGCCGCGCCGACAAGACGATCATATGACTGACACGTCTTATTGCAGATCACCTCAACGCGATCACTCTTGCCATTCAACCGAACAGTACCTTCATACGGGATGTATGGAATCGTCAAGTCCCAGCAAGGCTCTCGAGTACTCGTGAACGTATCCACTTCCTCCTGAGTCTCAGGGCATGGGAACGCGGCAACCTTATCCCAGAAGCGTATACGCACATTGCGTAATCCCTTCAAGTCATACAAGTCTGTATACGGCGCTGCACGCCCACCATCAATCTCAATCGTAAACGTAGTATCGTGACCATTCGGCAAGTCCTCGATACAACAGCACGAGCGCATGATACGCCACGGCTCACACGTTTCACAATCATCATTCAGTACTGGTGGACACTCGAAGATGAACGAGCATTGACAGAGCGGATCATCACCACAGTTCTCGCAAGACCCAGAGCATGGAATCGTGATGCAGTTATCACAAATCCCCTCGCTGAAATCAAAGTTGCAGTACCCGTCGAGCGCGACACTGGCCTCCACCTCGCACTCAGTCTCCGTATCACTATACGAGTATGGAGACTCTGACTGCATCGTGAACGTCCAACGCGTCACCGTACAGCAACAGTTGCGATTCTCTTCGTCAACGATCTCTACCAAGCCATCGACTAGGCCGACGCTATTCCACTGACGCAGCCCACGATCAAGCTGTCCCTCTTCCGGACAGAACACGCGGAGAGTCATTTCCCGACCCTGACACGACGTACACCCATCGCCACCACACTGCTGAGTGTCCTCCAGCGTGCGCCTAAGCCACTCAGAGCCATACTGCATACCAGCGCAAGACGTCGCTATCAACATCACTTCATACGCGAACGCACGCCCGCGCAACCGTGGTTGCTGCAGGATGCTGCCGACGCCCACGCTGTCTACAACCTCGCGAGAGAACGTAGAGTCACGAATCCCAGTCACCTTAGTGATGTACACGCCAAGGAAATCAGCAGACTCTGGGACGAGTGGATCGTACCAGCACGCGTTATCATCAACAGGACTAATGAACGGGCCGGGTTCGCAAATCAAATCATCAGGACACGAGCAGTCCTCTAGCTGGAAGAAGCATCCGGGGTCACTGAACATCCCATTCTCACACGCCCAGTTGTAGTACGCGTACGTCTTCGCATTGTTCGCGACGCTAACGCATCCGTACTGCATGTATGAGGGAGTGAAAGTCATTAGAGGTTAAGCCTGCTCATCGAATACCTATTATGCGAATCAATCAGGCTAGCAACCACACGTGGGTCACTCGAGTTGGACTGCACCGTCATATTGTTCTGGTACGTCACACCCTTCTTGCCCTTACGCTCCTGCTCCTCCATCAACTTAATGAGGCGCTCAAGGTTCGCGTTCGTGATCACATTACCGCGCTGACCCGGAACGAATAGCTCACGACCACGCTCGCCAACCACATACGCGCTACCCGGCGAAACCATGCCTCCCTGTGCGCGGAATCCTCCGAACGCTCCACCGAACTGCTGGAAGTAACGCATGACTGCTCGAACATAGTTCTGAGTCTCGCGATACGGAGGGATGCCACCAAACTTGCGAACAGCACCCGGCCCAGCGTTATATCCAGCGAGTGCATAATCGAGTCGCTTGAACATACTAAGCATGCTACGGATGTATCGAGCGCCACCAAGAGCGTTCTGGAAAGGATCATAGATATCGCGCACGCCAAGACCGCGAGCTGTACCCGGCATCAACTGCATCAAGCCCTTCGCTCCAGCAGGAGAACCAGCGCGAGGATTAAAGCCAGACTCTTGCTTCGCGATAGCCTTGATCAGTGCGACAGGCATACCAGTAGCGGCAGCCGCTCGGGCAATCGCCTGCATGACCGATGAGCTACCAGCCTTGCCGCCAGATCCGGGCATGACTGGAGTAACTCCGAGCTTTCCGCTATTCAAGCTAAAGCCAGCGGCTGGACGGAACGCTAGGTGGGCGTGATCCATATGGTCGCCGACGAAGAATCCACGGTTGACATCCTTGTTGCGCCAGATCAACTGCTTGATGACACTCGGGAAGAGTCCCTTGATCGCAGCAACCATGCGATCAGTGTTCGACATAGAACCACTAATGTCAGCAGCCCAGCCCATACTGTGGTCTGAGATATTTCCGCTAGCAGTCTTTGTGCCACTCGGACGCTTAATGTCCGTGACTGTTAGCCCGAACATCTTGGCGAGCGCTTGAGCCATCACAGTTGTATCGCGCAGCGATGCTGTTGGATGTAGGAATCCTAGGCTCGCATCTATCGGCCCAATATCCCCACCCATGAAGTCTGGAACCTTCGGCACGAGATCGCCAAACGCATCCTCTGGCTTCAGCGTCTTCCCGCTCCTGAGCCAATCAACGAGGAACTTTCCTGTACGCTCAACCATGAGGTTGTCTGGCACCGACTCTTCAATAGCCGGAGCGACAGCCTTTAGCCAGCTACGAACATTATCGAATCCAGACTCGAGTCCTCGGGCGAAGCCGCCCATGATTGCGGTACCAGCAGGCTGGAGGAGTGTGGCGTCGTACGCTATTGGCCCCTTCAGCTTCGGGATCTCCTCGGTGAATCCCTTGAGCATCGGCTTGACAATCGTATTGAATCCAGACGATAGGCCAGCGCCAAGACCAGCCATCGCAGCCTTGCCAAGTTCGGTGCCAGCCATGGATACTTTTTGAATCTCAGAGCGCATGCCAGCGGCGAGAGTCTTTCCGACGCCAGCGCCAAGCTGGACAACCTGCGGGGAGATAACGCTGAACGCCATGCGCAACTGGCGCGGAACGTCCATCAGCACAGCGACTAGACCCTTAACAGCCTCAACAGCAGGGCGACGCATCGCAGTCTTCAAAGCTCCAAGCGCTGTCTGTAGTTTCGTAGTCTCAGCCTGCGCAAGAGCTATGGCGGCCTCTAGCTGGCTCTTCTGCTTCGCAGCAGCACCAGCCTTGAATATGTCTAGGATGCTCTTGCCGGCGCTCTGGATGCGCTCTACGATGGTAAGAGTAGCCGTACGCGGCTTAGATACCTCATCAAGCTTACGCTTAGTATCTATAAACGTAGCTTCATCAAGCTTCGTCGGGATCTTAACCCCAAGCCCAGCCTTATCCAAAAGCTTCTGCAACTCAATCAAGCGCAGGCGAGCCTCGGTCGGGCCGATAGCACCGGCCTGAAATAGCTTCTGAATAGAAGCAACCTGAGTAGAAGCCCTCCTAGCAAGAGTATCCTCCTGCTTCTTCAGCACGGCATCGCGAGTAGCATACAAAGCGTCGCGCTGTCCAACGCTCATCTTCTCATCAGCAAAAACAGTTGCCAGCAAATCCTTACGACGCTTCGCAAGACCCTCTAAGCGCTTATCGCGCTTCTCATAAATCTTAATCTCATTCAGCGCCACCTCTTGCAGGCGCTGCTGCAAAGCAAAGATGTCCTGCTTGCTGAGATTGCCAGCCTCTAAGCGCTTCTCGATAACACTAATCTGCTTATCGAGATTACTATTCTCCTTCCTAATATCAACAGGCTGAACATCGAGAGCCTTGCGAATACGCTTACTGCTTCTCTCAACCTTATCCGCAGTAACAACAGATTGATCTCCGGCGCGATTCAGTTCTCGGCGCAAGCCATCAATACTCTTCGCTGCCTTCTCTGCCCACTCCATCTTGGGCAACTTGCCTATCGCGTCAAAGACTCCACCAAGACCCTGAAGTGCGACGTCAAACAAATCAGCGAGCAGACCAAGCGCCCCACTGACAACCTTGACAAAGCCAGATCCTAGGAACTCGCCAAGGTTAAACAGCTTCTTAAGAATCCACGTTATAGCTTCATTGATCGGATCAAGAACAATCTTGAGCATCCGCCAGAATCTTACGAAACCACCGGCCTCGCTTTTCTGCTTGCTTATCTCCGAAAAGACACCCTTGATAACTCCGGCAACAACAGATATGGCAGCGACAATGATCGCTGCCCACTGAGATACGAACTTAAAGTTCTGCGCAACAAACTTCAGGCCAATGCCAAGCTTGGTCAGTAGGCCGCTAGCTCCACCAAACTTTGCGAGAATAGATCGTACGGCATTGAATATGAATACGAATGGAGCAATAGCTCTACGCACAACGAAAGAGGCAGCGCCAATAGCTAGCCAAGCCTTAGCCAAGCTGGCCAACAGTGAACGATTCTCGCTAATGAATCGAGCAATCTTCCCAAAAGCCTCACCGACACTACGTGATAGGGAAGGCAATCGCTCGGAAATAGAGCGGATAATATCGCCGATGCTTTTCAGTGCATCGCTACCCTCCACCTCAACCCCAGTAAATCCTGTTGCGAAGCCTTGGAAGAATGTCAACAAGCTCTTAGATGCAAGAATCAAAGACTCTGCCAAGTCTGTTGCAAACTCTCTAAACTGATCACTCTTAAGAACAGTAATCGCACGCTTAACAAAAGCGTCAAGACGCTTAGACAGTCTAGTGATCTGAGACTCGAGCGCGGTAAATAGAGGGCTATCCCCGCCACTCTCAAGATCGCCATTGATCTCCTTCAAGAAATCCTTGATAGTCTCCCCGGCACGGCCGCCAAACAATGCGAACGTAACCTTCACAGACTCGGTGAACGCCTGCCACTGCATCGACAGAGTATCCAAGCGAGCTTCTGCCTGACGAGCAACAGCGCCAGCAGCATCACGCTTCAAAGAGTTCTCAATATCCTTAAGGCTCATCCCCTGCTCGCGTCTAATCGCCGTAGACGTAGCAATCAAGCGAGAGAAAACACCCTGAGAGCGAAGCGTGATACCAGCACTTGCAAGAGCAGCAACACGCTCCTGATCACTCATGCCGCCAAGACTATTAGACAACTCGTCAATCAGGCTAGTAGCAGAACGAATGTTCCCATTCTGATCAAAAACTTCAACGCCAAGCGCCTTAAACTCTTCCCTAAACTTCTCGGCCTTAATAGCCAAGTCGCGCATGATGATGGATGCTTGCTCACCACCGGGCTTACCGAGCAAGCCTGACTGCGACAAGACGGCAGTCAACGTGACCGCTTCCTCGAGTGGCCTATTCATCGAAGCTAGCTGGCCGGTAACACGATTAGCAAGAGCTTCAGATAGTTGCTGTGCATTACCCAGCGCCTTGTTCGAGGCGAGGATAACAAGATCGGCGACACGCTGAACCTGATCAGCCTGAGTCTTATACACGCTAGTAAACGCTGGGGCAGCAGCAGCCTGCTGCTGTATGGCAATCAGCTTATCTGTGGCAAGCTCAAGATCCTCAATCCCAGCGGCCTGAGCGAACTGCGCGACAACAAGACCAAGACCCTTGATCTTGTCCGTAGAGTTACCAAGCGCAACCTCAAGATCAACACCAGAAGCTGCCAGCGCCCTCATCGAACCTGCAGCCTGCTCAAGATCGAAAGCAGTGGCGCGAGCAATCTGACCAGCGCCAACAAGAACACGCGCTCGAATATCCCTATTAACCTTGACGAACTCGTCAGCAGTGAGGCGAGATACTCCAGCGATATTGTTGGCAAAAACCTGCGAAGCCATGTTCGCTGAATCCTCAAGTTGCGCGAACGAGTAGATCGCATACGCCGAAAGACCAGCTACGGCAGCAGTAGCCGATACGGAGTAAACCGCCCACGCCTTCGTCAAAACCTTCAGGCTACGAAGAACGGCACCCTCATACCTAGATATTCCAGTAGCATCAAGACCCCTGTTGACTATCGCAGAGATACGCTCACGCTCGCGTTGCTCAAGCTTTAGGAGCGCGATCTTATTGGCGGCAACGATTCTATTTGCGTTGAGTTCACGATTCTTCGTACGCTCAATAGTCGCGGCTTGCATCGCGCTCGTACGAGCCTGAAACGCAGCAACCTCTGCCTGACGAGCAGCCAGCCCCTCCTTCGTAGAGACATCAATGTAGATCGTAGGCTTGCCAGCGGCAGCAAGCTTCTTATTGAGATCAACGATGCTCTTACGAACATCAGTCATGCGGAACTGCGGATTCAAGTAAACGCCGGGAGCGTTATCCTTCTCCTTGTAATACTTGTTCAGTTCACGCGTAGTCTTACGAAGCGCAGCCTTGCTAATCTTCGGCGTCACGTTCACATAGAAGTTCATCTTGTCGAGCTTCGCCTGAAGCACGGTTCTGAACTTAACCATCGCCGGACGAGAAACGTCAGGAAGAACCTCTACGGTGACTGGCCCAACCTTGTTTACGGCAGCCTGAACTTCCTTCTTCCACTGAGCGGTATTCGCTTCAGGAATAAGGGCAACGCTGACGTTTCCGATCTTCTCAGCCATGACACTATATGATGCCTACTCAGACTCCTCCGCAGGCTTCACTCCCATCATCCTCAGAAGCTCGTCAACATCCTCCTGACTAGGCTTCGTCACGACAATGTTAATGTCGGCCTCACCAGTCACCTGAGTCTTGATACGCTCATCGCGATCCTCGAGATACTCATGATGCTCTTGACGATACGCATCAAAATGCGCAGCAAAGTTCTTATCGAAAGTCTCAGAGTCCACGTTCTCCCAAATCCAGTTGAACACTAGATTGAAAACACGGCGACTAGATAAGTCGAGTAGATCCTCGATAGTAGGGTAGTGCCCCTCGATCCTCGCATAGTTATCAACGAGGACTGAGTAGAGTACTACTCTTTCTCTAAAGGGCGATCAGTCAACTCTTCGGCGAGTACACCGATGAGGTCTGCGACGTACTCCATATCGACCGGAACGTCTGAGTCTGATCCGAGAATCGCTAGCAGCTTCTCCTGATCCTCATCAACAAACGCCTTAGCGAGCGCGTCGAGAGCGCCGCGAAGATCAGCCTCGTTAGCGTAGTGGATCATGTCGATCATTACAGCGGCTGGAACGAAGCTCTTGACAGTGAAGTCGTGTCCACCAATCTCGAGTACGACTTGCTCTTGACCAGTCTTCTTCTTGCGCTCCTGCAGGGCCGCGAAAGCCTCTCCGCCAATGATGCGCTTCTTAGTGGCTGTAGCCAACGTATTGCTCCTAGACTCGGATTCGTAACGCGGGCTATTATGCCGATCTACGACGCCTATTGATATCCCTGCGAGCTTCCTTCACGGCAGTACGCATCGCACGGTTAATCGTGCCATACCCGCCAACCTCCGCTTCACTGGGAACCTTACCCTTACCCATGGGGCGAACACGGTCTGGGGCAACAATCCCGTTGGGAGTATTGAGTACGAACCTAGCCTTGCGGATGGCGTTCTTCTTAATCGCAAGATCCTTGAGCCACTTTTTGTAATGATCCTCAAGCTTTCTTAGCCGATCCTCCGCGTTCTTAACAGCCTCACCTTTTCCATTGTCAATAATGTACTCTTCACGAGCCTTGCGAGCTTCGTATATCTTCTTGTTCTCTCTCGCCTTCTTCAGCAGTGGAGCCAGCGCTTTATTTCTGAAGCTCTGATTGGGCCTAATATCCTTCTGGCCATTACCAAACTCAACATACTGGGAGTGCTTCGCGGTAGCTATCAACTCCATTCGTGGTCGAGCGCCACTACCCGGCTTGTACTTAATGCCAGCAGCGTAGCGCCCATTAGGAGTGGTGATACCGCGACTGAATCCACGCACATTATTCTCTGGATCATCGTAAGCCCAGCCTCTACCATTATTCGTACGCGCGAGCCTCACCGCACGCTTCTCAATGTCCTTAGACATGACGGCAAGCACTTGCCCCGGACGATAGTTCTTCGTCAGTATCTGCTTCTCAGTATCAATGCGAACCTTAGACCTAGCCATAGCCAATCACCTACGCAAAGTCAGGGCAGCACGGAGCAGTCTTATATGAGATATAGATATATCCAGAGTAGCATCCACCCTCGCGCTCGTGCGGAGCGTTAGCATCAATCGTGATACTGTCACACGACGTGACCCACGGCTCGAGTACGCCCTGAATCGTACAACTCAAGCACGCTAGTAGCTGCCAGAAATCTCGGTGCCAACACGCAGCTTCTCGAGCTTCAGCCACCCAATCAAAATCTTCCTGAGCATCATGAGCGCAGCAGCGAGTCAACTGCACGACGATAGTCGAATCAATCGTATGGTTACACCCCGGCAGAGACTCGCGCACATTGCTATTCGCGTAGTACGCAGTCAACATATTGCAGCCCTCTGGAGGAGGGCCAAGAACTACACTCGCGACATACTCGCACGACGTGTTACCAATACAGCGAATCGCCTCATCAAGCGTCGCGTCAAGAACATCAACAAGAGTCATTACGGTGCCCTATAGTACGACTGCTTCACAGAAGGATCATAGCCCCACATCTTGTTACACTTCCCATACTTCTTGAGAGCATAGTCAAGGATGTCGATACCAGTCTTCCCAGACTCCATAAGCTGTGTGAGCGGCGTCATGTCAAAGTCGATTCCACGCCTAGTGACCTTCGTCACATTACTCGGCAAATCACACGGACTCTGATTACAAGCCTTGTACAACTCTTCAACAAGACGAGCCGCACCCATGCGTAGCTCTATCGGAGGAGTGCGCCCATACTCAACCTCAACCGTGAGAGTACTCGAGCTTGAGTCTGGCAAGTCCATCGCATTACAAGTAGGCCACCTATCTCCACTAAGCTTCACGAGGTAACGATTATGCTTAATCGTGTACTCAGCAGGATTCACAGCGACACCATCAATGAGTACCTCTACGACACTCTGCACAGGATATGGAAGCTCTGCAAGGTCGATAGCATCAAAGCGTCCACAAGAACACGGATGGCAACCACACGCACAATCAACGCACGGGTAGATCAGAGTCGTACAGATACCCGGATAGCGATAGCACGTGAGTCCGAACAGGATATTGCTGACAGCCTCAATCATGTCAGTAATCGAGTCTGGATACACGAGTGGGACTACGACGCCATTGCAGTCAGTCTCATCCGTGGGGATCTCGCACAAATCAGCGACATCAATCCACGGAGCGCATACTACAAAAGGGTCTTCATAAGCCACAAAACACCACCGTTAGTCTCCCTATATGATGCCAACACAAAGGCCGCCCCCGGAGCGTAGGAGCGGCCTTTGAACTTTATGCGCGAGTGGTACTAGGCTTGTGCGGGAACAGTCTGGCGACCACACAGTCCAGTGATTGGAGTGAGAACACTCAAGTCGAGTAGCTCTGCGTGATCGAAGCGAGACACTCCGGGGAACGCAACAGCAAGGTCTGGAGCGAGATCGTTGAACGGGCCATCAGCATAACCAGCGACTCGAGCAGGAACACTCATGCCACTCCAAGTCAGCGTGCGGATAGTACCCTCGCGCTCTTCAGTCGGAGCGGGGCCGAAGCGAACCTTGCCCCAGATTCGGCGACGGTAGTATGGGCTGATATCACCAATCGAAACACACTCTTCGCGTGGGATTCGCTCGAAGACTTCAACACCAACATAAGGAGAGCAGACAACACCAGTGTCCTGAAGAACACCAATAGTGTTCAAGCTCTCAGTGTCAACAATCCCAGACTGTCCAGTCAATAGAGTCTGAAGCTCGTAGTGTGGGTTGCAAATCTGGATCTCAAGCTCGTAGCCATTCAGATCGTCACACTGCTTATCTCGAGCGCAGATAGCGCCACAAGCAGTACGGACGACGTTAGACTCGCCCTCTTCGATCTGTGGGGTAGCAGTGAAAGCAACAACGCCTCCCTGCACGATAGCGTTGGCACCAGCGATAGGCGCGTCAGTACATTGGTCGATAGCGAAGAATCGTACAATGTCTACGCAGCCAGCGGGAATACAAATCTCAGGCATGGTATAAGATCGTCCTTATTAGTGTTTGATCGCTTAGTATTATGCCGCCACTACTACAGCGGTGACCTCTGGATCAGGGCCGGGCGCTGGCACGAGCGTGTGCTTTGTTAGAACATCAGTCTCAAGCACAGCATCACCACTACGAACCGTATACGCGTGACCAGCCTTGAGAGCGACAAGTAGGCCAGAATCGTGCTTGAACACAGCATGATCAGCGCCCTTAGCGCTAGTAGGCTTCAAGCGCTTATCGCCAACGACGACATCCTCGACAATACGCGTAGACAATCCACTACCATCAAGGCGAACAATCTCGCGGTCTTTAACAAGAGGACCATTCTTAGTCCAATGCGCAATCCAAACACCCATAAGTACTCCAACTAGTTACTTGATTGACGAGCCACATACGCGGCACGATGAACGAAAGCTCGAGGAACAGCAATAATCGTCCCACCCTGTGCGGCTTGAATCTGCTCCGCAGCAGTACGATCTACCAGTCCAGCGATGATAGCCCCAGATTCTGACACTACGTCATACCCAAGAATCTCATACTGATCATAAGCGCCAAGACTCATTACACTAGACCCGCCAACTCATCAATAGCCGCCTGAACAGTTGTAGAAGACAACACGCCACCAGACGTCGAAGGATCATAGGCAAGAGCGGCAGCGCTGGTGAAGAACTGGTCAAACAATCCACCAGCTAAGTTCGTCTGAGTAGCGCCTAGCGTCAAGTCTGTCACAACAGTTTGTATTAGGCGCACGAACATACCAGCGCCACGCAAAGTATCATCATCAATCGACGGAGAGTTATTACTCAAGGACACCCCTGCAAACACAGTCCCTGCCCCAACCTGAACAACCTCATACCCGCCGCGAACACCAGCGTTCACATTCCACAGCGTGCCGCCGTTAACAAGCCCAGCAACAAAAATGTTTGCCGCGCCATCAACATCGAAGAAGACCTCGGTAGTAGCAGAAAAGCCAGACGCCTGATTAGCAGCAATCACAAGAGCGCCGCCCGGACCAATAGTCATAATCGGAGCAGTGCTAGAAGACCAAGCAAGGATACCCTTATCAATACCACCATTAAGCCAGCTAGTGACCGTAACACCAGTAGGGAACTCCACGTTAATAGCAAACGGGTTACCATTACCAACAAGGAAAATGTCAGTCAAATCCCAAGCACCAACAGGCAGAGTCTCATCCTGCCTAAACGTAATCGTCTTAGGGCCAGCAACAGCAGCCGTAGCCACCATCAAGTCGGCCCAGTCATTAAAGACGTTACCGACAGTAGCAGGCTCTGAAGAGTCGTACACGTAACTCGTATACGGAGCAGTCAGCCAAGCACTGTCACCCAAAGAATCAATGCCGAGGAACTGGCCCGGAGTGCCATCAACTTCAGGACAGCATCCGCCGCCACCGCCACTGCAAGAGCAGTCACTACAATCTGGAGGAATCGGACTCATTTAGCACACCTGCGCAACGGCCGAGAACATGCAGCAAGGATCAAAAGCTAGAAGCACCAAGCGCTCCGAACCAATCGCAGTCGTATTCGCGGGCTGAACAGTATGCTCAACGATCTTCACCTCATCCATTTCAAGATAGATAGGTCCAGTAGCATGAATCCAGACCTGACTACCATCAACCACTGGAGGAGGAGCAAGCGCTGGGCCAACATTCAGATACTCATCAACAATCACAAGATGAGGGCCAGCGTGATACGTACCACTAACCGCGTCCCACTCAATAAGGTCATTGCTAAGTAGGTACATTTCATAGCCAGCAGGAACATGGAAAACAATCTCATGCTGACCGCACGAAACCATCTGCTCAATCAATCCCTGCATCGTCGCGGCAAACCCGCTAGGAGCAAGAGGAGTGATGTCAATCGAATCATTCTCAATATCAGGGCTACCCATAGGAGACTGGGTAAGCGCCGAAGCGATATTAGATCCAGCAGCCTTAATCGCATCATTCTCAGCAGCAAGACGAATATCATCGCCAGACAAGGGATCGCAAACCCTCGCTCCAGTATTGATATTGAACGGCTCGAAAACCGCGTCACCATCAAGATCCTGAACAGGCAAGAATGAAGGACGGCTACATCCTCCGGCAGTAGAGCCGGTCACGCAACTCTTGCGAAGACTAATGCCCTGACGCCACTCGTCAACAGAAACACCCAAAGGCCGGGCGGCTGCGATAATGCCGCCCGGCTGATAGGTACTAGGTCGCTGTGGTAGTGGAAGAGTTAGCACTCAAAAGCCTCTCAAAGTATTAGACGAGAGCCAGTACGTGCTATGAGCAAGCTTCTGGCTCAGTAAGAGCAGCCTGTCCACCATTCGCGCAGCCAGTGATTCGCAGAGTGTAGGACGGAATGTCCGTCATCTTCTCAAGGAACTCCATGGACTCCATGAACCAGCGAACAGCGTTCTGCTGAACGAGAGTACCATCGCGGTACCAGCCAGCGTCAACAATGTCTCGCTGACCCATTCGGTAAGCCTCGGTAGGAACGAGGTATACAGGGAACTCGACAACATCATTCGTTCCGAAAACAAACGCTTGCCCCGGATTTCCAAGAGCGCCAAGAGCGGCAATAGCAGCAGTGTAGTTGCCAATCGCAGCAGTATCAACGTCAAGCAACTCAACTACGTTACCGACACCCAGTGAGCGAAGCGCGGAGAGGACATCCTCGCGAGTCGCGTTGCGAGTGAAGCCACGAAGATGCTCATCGCCAATCAGAGTCTCGATCAAGCCCGGAGGAAGAGCCAGAGTGTACCCGCCCCAAGGAGCGCGGTTACCATAGCTAGACACTGCAGGCAGTGCAGACAGGATGCGAGTCAGAGTATGCAGGATACCCTTAGCGGCAAGCGTGTACGTGAACACATTGCTGGAAGCAACGAACGCGTCAAGCAGGAGAGTCTCAGCAACACGGTCGTACAGTACGCCCATGGTGTAGAGGAAGTTCTCGATAAGCTCGGGAGAGCTAACCTGCTGGAACGTAGTGACGTTGCCACAAGCGTAGATCGCGTAAGGCTCAACGCTGACATCGTCCTGACAAGGAAGATCAACACAAGGCTTCCAAGTAGCCGCATTGTCAAACTCTACATCCTCTTGCTCAACACAAGTCCACTGGCCAACGCCGGGATCAACAACGCTGAGTGCGAGGCCGCGTACATACTTGAATCGTCCAGTCACATCAACCTTGCCGAACAAGTCAGCGAATGGCCGACCAGCCTGCAGAGGACTCATGATCTCGCGGATGAAATCCTCCTGCGAGCAGAAACAAGCTGCAGCAGTCATCGCCTGCAGCGAGCCATCTGGGCGAGCAGCGAGCATCGTGCGAGTATTCTCGAGAGCGCCATGTCGCGAACCAACAACACCGCCAGTGGCAGTATTCTTGATTTGTGCGTAGCGAACCTCTGATCCAGCGTCTGCCTTGAAAGCTCGGCCAGCGATGTCAACGACACCAGCGTAGTCAAGCTCGCTACCAGCGCTGGGAAGACCAGACGAAGCAGAAGCCATGAAGACAGATCGTGGAGCGGCAGGCTCGGCTGGAGCCTCGTCAACGATACCAGCGGAAGCAGCAAGCGCTAGCTCCTCGGCAGGCTCTTCCTTCGGAGCCTCCTCTGCAGGAGCATCTTCCTTTGGAGCTTCCTCGGCGGGAGTCTCCTCGGCAGGAGCCTCTTCAGGCTCTGCAGCGAGAGCTTCAACGCTCTGGAGCGCTGCAACCTTCTCGTTGATAGTGTCCTGCTCGGCAGCGAGTGCCTTGATTTCAGCCAGAACCTCGTCGGTTAGTTCAACACCACGAAGCTCTTGCGCTCGTGTGCGGATCTCGGCTAGTCGCTTGAGAAGCTCGTCCATTGTTTTGTGCAAATCCTTGTACTCGGGTTACTTCGCTGCGTATTATGCCGCCACATAAGAACGCCCCCAGACAAGCCGGGGGCGTCGGTATTACGGATCTCTCCGCAAGCTATTCCTCTACAAACGCTGCGAATAGTACTTCAGCTTCGCGCTTACGAGCATCAGCGGCATGAGCGTTATACAAAGCCTTCACAGGCTCGGTCATGCTAAGAACAGTCTGCTCAATCCGGGCAAGCCGATCCTCAACAGACTCTGTTCCACTAGCTTCGCCATCAACTCCAGCAGGAGTAGTATCGCTTCCAGCATCGCCAGCGTCGCTATCATTCCCAGCAGCATCAGATTCTCCAGTATGTCCCGTACATGAGCATGGTGTAGATTCTACACTCGCCCCTGTTTCGGTAGTAGCCTCTTCAGTCACTGTCGCTCCTTCTGTAGTGGTTGACCCGTCAGCAGTCAAGAATACGTCTGCGTTAGGGAAGAGTGAAGCAACGAGCGCGAAAGGCTTACCGTTGCCCATTGCGATACGCTCGCTACCCTTAGCCGGGATTGGTAGGCCCGGAATGTTTACTAGGCAAGCTCCTACGAACTCTGCTCCGCTACCAGATTTGCGCCACCCAGACTGCCAGCGCCAATCGCCACTGATACTGGAAGCGCGTATTCGCGCAATATCCAACTCAGACACGTCTGGGAAGAGGCTCCCCGCGAACCACAAACCATTCGCATCCTCACCGTAGCGCACTCGCATGAGTTGACGTCCAGTATTAGCGTAAACATCGCCCGCCTCATCTGCGCTCATTCCAGTACCAGCATGCGCAATCCCCCCCGGAATCACAGCGGTACGAACCATATCACCGGAAGCAGTCAGAGTCTCGCCCTGATGAGCGAACTCGTACCCACTCTTCGACTGTCCAAGCGGAGCAGTAACGCATCCCTCCATCCCAACATGACACGAACCACGGAGAGCGATATAGCCATAGACCCTACCGTCAGCATCAATCGTGATGCGCTTATCTGTAGGGATTCCCTCTTGTGGCGGAGCGAACCATTCGGTGGGCGGATTAAGTGGTGCTGGCATGGAACTTATGATGCCAATAAGAAGGCCCGCCCCCCGGAAGGCTAGAACCGGAGGCGGGCCAAAGCGACAAGCAAGCAATCGCTACTCACACTATACCACGCTACCAGTCCCGGCGCGAGGAGATTGCCCTGTACGATCAACGCCAGAGTGCTGATTCTCCCCCGTCGTATTCGGAGTAGTAGCCACGGCAGATCCGGAGCCGATGTCTTCAGGCTTGAATCCGGCAGCGACAATCGCAGCCTCCGCACTGAGCGCTCCAAGCTGGAATAGTCTGATAGCAGCATCAGTCAAGTCTGGCTTGGAAATCAGTGCTTGCGGATCAGCAGTGATCAAGGTCAGTGTACCTGCACGCTCAGAATATAGGCGCGTCAATACGTCTGTGATGATCTTCACGAGTGGAGCTACATAGTAGCGGTACCCGTCCTCTGACATCTTGTACGCAGACCAATGTGAAGCATCCTCATAACCAAGGATCACCTCGGCTGGAACTCCAGTCGTGCGAGCGTAGCGCTTCACATATCCCTCAATGCGCTTAGTGAATCCCTCGCCATCATCACTGCGCTCTGGAAGCATGTGCTTCAAACCATCCGCATACTCGGCATCGCCGAATAGCAAGTATGGCATTAAGACCTTATCGCGATCCCCGCCCTTAGTGATACTCTCGCGTAGGAACCTGCTGATGTCCTGTGCTAGCCACTCGCGTGTTCCCGGATCAGGCTCACCCTTATGACCGGGAGGATTCTCGGTTAGCTCATTCGCGGGAATGTACTGGAACCCAGCCCATGCCGCTCGCGACCCGCCAAGCGTAACATCGGCCAGTTGGTGGAGGTAGAGCGCCTCCAGCAAATCGAGCATCCCACGATGAACACTATCCGCAGCGAACCGATCCTTCGGCTGTGGAATGAATACTCGGAGAATATCCGTGCCAGCAGGAACTGGAGCCATCGACCCGCTATTAACACGGTACTTAGACTTCCCCTTCTCATACTCATACTCACCGGGAGCAAGCTCTTCCCAGCGACTCGGGATCTTCTCTCCAGACAATAAGTAGGATTCTCCTACCAGCATGAGGTGCTGCGCTATACGACCAGCGTCGAGTAGCAGCAGTTCTGCGTCGATGGCAGCATTTCCGTTCGCGCTCTTAAACTCAACCTTGTTAACAGCATTGTAGATCCAGCGAGCAGCCGCTCCGACCTCTGGTATGGCATCGCTGAAAGCGAATACTCGGCGCTGCCAGTTCTGCTGCCTGCCGCGAATCATCTTCGGGGAAGCAGGATTATCTGCGGAGATAAACTCTGACGCACCAGTAAGGTGCGCCTCTTCCTTTTTACCAATATCAAATCGTGAAGTCATGCTCTAATATCCTGCCTACACGCGCCCGGCCAAGAGTCTACGCAGTAGCTCCTCGGCTTTCATTTCCGCCCGCAAGTCTCCACTCGCTGTAGCGCGATTACGAATCATTTGAGCGCGATGCCACTGACACACTAAGCTACGGTTACGACGCAAGACTGGCGGAGCGTCGCCATACAACCTGAGCCACGCCTGCTCCACATCACTCTCGTCCACGCCAAGCTTCTCGCACACAACCCCATGATCCCCATCAGAGAGGAGGAGTAGCTGCACGATGGTTTGCTCCTGTTCGCTCACACCTAATCCTTGAAGACGAGTCGTTGACTAGCGCTAGCAGCCCATGCTCCTGCGGAAACAAGCAGTACCCAGTACGCGATATCAGGATATGCCCAATAGAACAATCCAAGACCAGCAGCTACCCAGACCGAGAGACAATCAGCGCAAGAAAAAAGTTTCCCAAAAAAACCGGGAGTCGTTTCACCGACGTGCTGCTGAACATAATCCCAGTCTCCCCGCTGTGATCTCCATAAGAGCTTCAGCTTTTTCCGGAAACCGGAAACATGTACGTGCGCCCACGTAGCGTCGGAAGCTCCGGGAGTATCAATCGGCGGTGGACTGAAGACGAAGATTGCGTCACGCAATCGTTGTGTGATAACATCCCGTCCCAATAATCTAGTTATCCGAGCAACAGCTAACAGATACAAAACCACAATCGTCATGCGGCCTATTATGCCGCGCAGGAAGGCACAGATGATTACATACTCAGGTAAAGCAGTATTCCCAGAAGTAGACGCTCGTCACACAGGAGAAATGCCTACACTAGAAGACGTCGCTCGAGGACTCTCCGCGATCATCCGCTTCGCTGGGCAGACGGAAGACCAGATCAGCGTCGCGGAACACAGCATCTTCGTATCGTATCTATGTAATCCACGATTCGCACTCCTCGGACTACTACACGATGCAGCGGAAGCAATCGTTGGTGACTGTGTCGGAACATGGAAGACCGACGAGCAGTCACAACTAGAACATCAACTATGCTTGAAGATCATCGACAGCCTACGAAAAGAACTCGAACTGGACGATGCACGCTTCGACTACTACTTCATGTCTGACGATGCGTGGGAAGACGTTGAGGTTGCAGACAAAGCAGCGGTAGCCACAGAAGCTCAGATATGTGGACACGCAGCACCACAATACTTCCCAGAGCAATGCGGAGCATATGGTCGATGCTTGGATCACGTGCTTGAAGCGTTCGGTAGGCCCGGACATTTCATTAGCCACGCACACGCATTGGCAACAGCAATGATCGAGCGAGCAGCAAGGCTCGATGGAGTCTTCGACCCAGAGCCTGCAGAGACTAAGCCTTCCCTCGTAACGTGGTAACACGGAGGAAAGCGGTAACAGTCGCGGGAGCGCCGTATAAGTCTCCCGCATAAAAACAAGAAACCCTCGATCTGATCTACATAACAATCAGAATCATGACGCGACCCTCGCTCTGGCGGGGGTTTCGTTTATTTCGTTCAGATACGAATACGATCCGGAGCGATAGCAGTCATACCACCAGTGCGAATCACGAGCCGATCAACCAAGTGAACGAGCGCGTCAATCCTATCCGGACTCTTCGTATCAGACGGTGACCATGTAGTCTGCTGCGACTCGAGGTCTGACAAGTCTCGGCCAGCGATATAGTCGAAGCAGTGCATGACCTTACCACCATAGTACGCAGCCGATACAGGCTCTGCTCTGTGCATCTTGCTCTTATTCGCATGTACTGGAGTGAGCTTCACGCCCGGAGCATGCTCGCCTAGGACTTTCTTCAGGATCTCCTCAAGCAGTGGCCCGGCTAGGTTACGCTCGTAAATCACTTCGCGAACCTTCTGCTCTACTGCAATCTTCGCAACAAGCCTAGCCCACTCTAGTGCTGAAGCCTGCAAGCTGTAGTCAGCTAGGATATAGGCTTTCTTATCGACTCCTCGAGCGCCAAGAACGATACCAGTCTCGTCAGCTTTCTTATCCGTAGACAACGCTGGGTCAATCGCGAGTACTTTACGATCAAACTTGGGAAGCTCTGCTTTAGCGATCTGGATATTCTCGATCAGCACGCTATCCCACAGAGCGTCCTCCGCGTCCTCTAGTAGCTCGCCTAGTATCTCCTGACGATACCAGCGTGTACCCTTGCGAGCTTCAATCTGTGCGATCATTCCCGCGTCGAGGTTCGACATATTGTCGAGCGTAGATCCTTGACGGAACACGTGCCGCTCGGTATCAGACTCGCACAGCTTCTTCAAGTACTTTGTCAGCGGCTTCTGCTTAGGAGTCCCAGTCACAAGCGTGTGCGTAGGCAAGCCGTCAGTTAAACGAATCGCCGGGGTAATAGTCTCCCAAGCGTCAAGCCCACGCTCTAGTTCCGCAGGCTCATCAATCCACCCATAATGAAACTCGTTACCACGGAACAAGTCTTGCCGCTCCGACGTGTACAAGATGAGGACACTACCGTTAGAGAATACGACTTCGTTCTTCAACTCGCGGAACTTGTACGTCGTATTGTCTCCCACGAGACTCAGGACGCCAGACTCGCCCTGAAGCATCACCTGATGGACGTGACGCATCGTTGGACCCATAAGGAACCCTCGAGTACCGGGACGCCTGCCAAGCTGCTCTACGATCCACTCAGACGCGGATCTTGATTTCCCACATCCGCGCCCGGATTGGAAATACCAAAGAAACCACGGTAACGAAACATCTGGAGGCACCTGACTTGGACGAGCAAGCTTCTGCCAGAGCCTAGCGCGGATAGCGCAAATAGCCATAAGCCTCTGATCATCAGGAAGCTTTGCGAGCTTAGTCCGAGACTCCTCACTCAGTCTCATCAATAACCTCTGCGTCGAGAATCTCCCCGACCAGACCATCAATGAACGCGACGCTCTCCTCGCGGCTAATCTTCACGTTAATATCAGCAGCATCCCTACCCTTCAGGATGCCCACAGCGTCACGAACCATAGACTGTGCAGTCTCAACAGGAATAAGACTAGGATCTCGCAGTGTGAGCGTGTCGAGTCCAAGCTCAAGCAGCTTCTCAGCCACCAACTGCACCGCCTTCTCATAGACAACACCCTCAAGGAACGCGCTAGACGTGAGAACACTCTGCCCCTCAGACACGAGTGCTTCCTTCCGACCCTTCCAATCCCAGACTTGCGCTGCACGCTTAACACGCGCAAGGGATACTCCAGATCCAGAAGCTACTCGCTTCAAGTCTCCAAGCCGCACATACTCCTCAAACAGCGCGTACTCTCCAGAGGACTCACCATCCATGCGACCCCACGATGAGCCGCCCGCTCCTATGTGAACAACATCACCCATCAGGCTCCTAAATCTTTAGAGCCTTCTTCAAATACTTACCGGGGCAAGCAGTCGGGAACGTGTCACTGTGCGGATACACCTTAACGCTGATGCCGTAACGCTTACGAAGCTCACGCCGTAGCTGCCAGAATGAGACAAGCGAAGCGACTGTAGGCTTATCAATCTCATAGTTCCCGACGAATGCAATGCCCACATCAGTGTTATGGCCAAGCGTGTGGCCACCAAGGATCTCTGCGCCACGCCCAGTATAGCGACGACCACTAGGCATGATCAGGAAGTTGTAGGGAATATCGCTGTACTTAGCGTCCTTACCCTTCATCGCCGCAGACTGGATCTCGCGCATACAACGCTGCTCGTCCTCAATGAGAAGCTTGCGAGTCTTACCCTTCGGCTTACGCGTAGCCGTGTGGTGCGCTCGCTCCACCGTATTCTCATCCCAGTCTACTCGAGTAGGATTCTTTTTCGGCTTCGCTGCGCCCCAGTTACTACGTGGTCTAGCTAGTTGAGTCATGCACACTATTGTGCCGACACTCGTGTGACCACTAATCGAAGTCCGTGTGACCGTTAACGCCGCTCGGCGTTATTCAGGGCGAGACTAGGAGATATGGAACGATTATTAGCCGAACGGCTTAACGACCAATCCCATGAGCGCCAAGCTCCAATATCATTGTACGCAGCAGACGCACAGCACGACACTCCTTACAGCGAGGATAATCACCCTCGCCTCCACAATCATGATCATAGTTACACTCGTCAAGAGCAATCAATGCTTCGGCCATGCGACCGGGCAACTCCATTGAACCCCTAAGACGAATAAACGTAGACCAGTCATGGATCTTATCTTGATCCGCTGTTTGCAATGACTCGGTTCCGCTGTTTGCAATCACTCGATCTGGATTGTCAGTGA